TGATTACCCTTTTCCCTTAGTTAATTTTACCATGTGCTGATTGCTACTCGCTTCCAAGTATCAGTTGCTGTGCATATGTATATGTAGTCTGTATCATATGTAATTGTTCCTACGGTTCCCGTCGCAGATGCTGAGGCTGGAGTCTTTGTAGTTAATTGTAAATCTCCATAAACTCGTACAGATCCTGCATTTCCTCCTGCAGAGTCAAACTTACCCTTGATTAAAGGTGTTGATGTCGTGCTGTTAGAGATATATAGATTATCATCGCCTGTCTCATTTATACCTGAGTTATATCCAAGGAATAGGTTACGAGAACCAGTCTGATTGTTCTGACCTGCCTTAAATCCAAGTGCTGTGTTCTGAATACCTGTGGTTACAGTTGCAATAGGGATACTAAATCCACCACCAGTTAATAATCCTGCAGGTGCTGCTGTAGGCTCTATAACAAGAGTTGCTCCTACTACCATTCCAATTCCACCATCAACTAAAGTAACTACCGTTACAACTCCACCAGCAACCGTTATGTCTACTTTTGGAAGTATATAGTAAGAGTTATTATCAGGAAGTAGGGCTACTGTAGTATAAACTCCATCAGTATAACCAGATCCTGGTGTAATTGTTCCAAGTGTAGCAACAATAGAAGTTGTATCTCTTAGTGCTTCTCTACCAATTGCTGTTTGTCCAGTACCTATAACAATTGATCTTAATGTCTGAGATCCCATTGCAGTATTTTGTATAGCAGTTCTACTTGAGAACATAGTTGCTTGACCATTACCCACATTACCATTACCAGTTATGTGGTTTTGCATTGAGTTTCCACCAATTGCATTGTTACCAATAGCAGTAGTTACACTAGATAATGCTTGATCACCAATAGCAACATTGACTTGACCTGATGTTAATGATCTAAGAGTGTTAGGACCTATACCAATATTTGATACACCAGTTGTGCTTACAAGTAAAGACTCAGACCCAATAGCAATGTTTTGGTTACCACTTGTATTAGCATTAAGTGCTCTATAACCAAGTGAAGTATTATTAACTCCTGAAGTATTGCTTTGTGATGATTGATATCCTACTGCTGTATTTGCTGTACCAGTATTCTCTCTTAACGCTTGATATCCAAGTGCAGTAATTTCATTTTGAGTATTATTTAATAATGCTTGATATCCAAGAGCAACATTTCGTGAACCAGTATAACTGTTTCTTTGTGCTTGATATCCTACTACTGTATTTCCTGTACCGTTTCCATTTAACTGTAAGGATCCTCTACCAAGTGCTGTATTTCCTTGAGTAGTTGTTACAGTTGAAACTAATATGCTAAATCCTGATCCCGTCAATAAACCAGCAGGAGCAGTGCCTGCATCTAAAGCAAGACTATCTCCAGCAATAACTCCAGTTCCAGCAGTGTCAAGAGTAACTACTGTAACTAATCCACCTGAAACTGTTATAGTAACTGTTGGTGGCTGGCCAACAGAAACTCTTTGAGGATATAAGTCAACAGCAGGATAAACTCCATCTGTATATCCAGAACCAGCAGTAATTGCTCCAAGAGTTGCAACACCAGTTCCTGTAAGTTGTGCAGCACCTTGTCCAAAGTATGCGTGGTCTGATCCTGAGCCTGTTGATGCACCTGCACTAGTACCAACAGCAGTATTTGAAACACCAGTAACAAGTCCTGCCATTGCACTAGCACCAATAGCAACTCCAGAAGAAGTTGTTACACTCTGACCTGCATTATTTCCTATATAGGTTGCTCCATTAGAAGTTGTAGCATTTTGCAAAGCATTTTGACCAATAGCAGTGTTACCACTACCAGTTGTAAGATTAGTTAATGCTGCTTGGCCAATAGCAGTATTTCCTTGTCCACTTGTATTATCTTCAAGGGCGTTAGGACCAATTGCAGTGTTACCACTTGCTGTTGTAGAAGTTGCTAATGCTCTAAAACCAATTGCACTATTTGAATCACCAGTTGTATTATTTTGAAGGGCTCCAGTACCAATTGCAGTATTATAATCACCAGTAGTATTATCTTGAAGTGCTATTGTACCAATTCCTACATTCTCAGTACCAGTTAAATTTTGCTCAAGTGCACTTGCACCAATAGCAATATTATTATTAGCAGTCGTGTTATTAGTAAGTGCAGCAGTTCCAATGGCAACTAGGTCACGGCCTGTTGTATTATCTTGAAGTGCATTATATCCAATAGCAAGATTGTTATCAGCAGTTGTATTATTTTGAAGTGCTTGAAGACCAATAGCAACATTGTTGTCACCTGTGTCATTGCTTGCAAGAGCACTATTACCAAGTGCTACATTTACAGTACCAGTAGTATTATCTTCTAAAGCCACATTTCCAATAGCAAGGTTATTGCTTGCAGTAGTATTAACTAGAAGAGCACTTCTACCAATTGCAATGTTACTTGATCCCGTTGTATTTGTCTGAAGAGAGTTGGCTCCAATAGCCACATTTTGAATACCAGTTGTGGTATTTTGAAGTGCAGAAACACCAATACCAACATTTGCTTCACCTGTTGTGATATCTTCAAGTGCTGTATTTCCAATAGCAACATTGTCTGACGCTGTTTGAGGATTAAATAGTGTTCTATATCCAATAGCAAGATTGTAGTTTCCTGTTGTATTGTTTTCAAGTGCCTGATACCCAATAGCAAGATTTTGACTACCTGTTGTATTAAATCTAAGAGAACTATTACCAATGGCAACTTGTCCATTAACTGTTGTACTTGCATCTAATGCAGCATTACCAATTCCAACATTGTCGCTACCTGTAGTGTTGTTCTGTAGTGCAGTACCAATTGCAGTATTGCTCATTCCTGTTGTATTATCCATCAATGAGAAGTTACCAATTGCCACATTGCTCTCACCAGCAGTACCAAATCTCATAGCATCAGCACCAATGGCTATGTTATTTCTTGCAGTAGTTGCTGATTCAAGGACTCTAGATCCAATTGCTGTGTTCTGATCACCTGTAGTTAATGCTTGTAGTCCACCTGCTGGTCCAAATCTTAAGTTACCAAAACCAGAACCTGTTCCTTCATTAATAAGTATATTAGTATCAACAACAATTCCACTTGTAAAAGTTGGATCTCCAGTACTCATTACAAATGTATCGCCTGTACCTGTTTGTGCATTGATACTTGATGTTCCTGCTACGGATCTTATTGGTCCCGCAGTTAAATCTCCAGCACCTGTGGCTCCTGTAGCACCTGTAGCACCTGTAGCACCAGTGTCTCCAGTTACTCCTGTTGGACCTGTAGGTCCAGTGTCTCCTGTAACGCCTGTGGGTCCTGTAGGACCAGTATCACCAGTGACACCTGTTGGGCCAGTAGGCCCAGTATCTCCTGTAACACCTGTGGGTCCTGTAGGACCAGTATCACCAGTCATTCCAGTAGCACCTGTAACACCAGCATCTCCTGTAACACCAGTAGGACCTGTAGGTCCTGTGTCACCAGTTACGCCTGTATCTCCAGTAACTCCTGTAGGACCTGTAGGACCTGTATCACCAGTGACTCCTGTAGGTCCAGTTGGACCTGTGTCTCCTGTAACACCTGTTGCTCCTGTAACTCCTGCGTCTCCTGTAACACCTGTTGGTCCTGTAGGACCAGTGTTTCCAGTTACTCCTGTTGGACCTGCTGGACCTGTGGCACCAGTAGTGCCTGCTCCAGTTGCTCCTGTAGCACCAGTTGCTCCAGTACTACCAGTTGCTCCTGTTACACCTGTAGGGCCAGTATCTCCTGTTACACCTGTAGGTCCTGTGGGACCAGTGTCTCCAGTAACACCTGTAGGACCTGTTGGTCCAGTATCACCAGTCACACCTGCATTACCAGTAACTCCAGTTGGTCCTGTAGGACCTGTGTCGCCAGTTACACCTGTAGGACCAGTGTCGCCAGTAACTCCTGCGTCTCCTGTAACTCCAGTAGGACCAGTTGGTCCAGTGTTTCCAGTAACTCCTGTTGGACCTGTAGGTCCTGTAGCACCAGTAGTGCCTGCTCCAGTTGCTCCTGTAGGGCCTGTGGCACCTGTACTACCAGTTGCTCCTGTGGCTCCAGTTGGGCCAGAGGCACCTTCTGGTCCATCAAGTACTGTTACTTGATTAGTGCTTGTATTTACTATAACTTGATTAGCAGCCATTATTGAGTCACCTGTGCAGATACTGTGATCTGTCCTTGTATTATTCTTGTAACAACTCCGCTAAGAGCGATTTCTAAATCATAAACATAAAATCTTGCATCAAGGGCACCAGTTTGTGCGGTAGTCATAAGAATATCCATCTCTCCAGCAAGTGGCGTAATTGTAATGCCTCCATTAGAAGAGGTTAAATTTAAAGCAGAAGGATTTGGGGAAGCAGCCTGTTCACGCAATTGCATTGCAGCAGTATAGCCAGTTAAGTCAATTGGGTTGCCACTGCTATCTGCCCAAATAATTTGAGTAGTGTATTGGGCACCTTGGTCTATTGTGAAGTTGTATATACCTGCTGTCATGTTATTCCTTCTCCGTTGCCCAAATTAAAAAGCCACCTAACGCTATAAAACTAATAGGAGGAAAGATTAGAAACAATCCATATGAAGCAAGGGCTACGCCTACTACTTCTGTTGTTAGTGACCAGTCTATATTTGGCTTCTTTGCTTTCATGTTTCTCCTTATATTGAATGAAATCTTGCTACAGTCTTCTTTGGTTTAGGAGCCATAGCACGATCAAATGAAAATATAGCAGCAACTGCTGCGTCAATCTTCTTTTTATTAGTGCTCTTTGACACCATAATTCCTCTACTTGAAGTCTTTGTCACACAGTTTGCTATGTGTCTATTTAGTACTTCATCTCCATCATGAGTGAATGATTGATTCGCTACCGCTTCATAAAAGCGTTGAGTAGACGGTACCATTCTTTCTGCTGTGTTAGGATAACTAATAATTGGTAATCCTTCTTCTTCTAAGATCATCATAGTTCTTTGCCATCTGCTTGGATCAAAGACTACTTCTAAAACATTTACTCCCATATTCCTACAAGAGTCAATAATCGTTTGTTCTACTTCTGCAACATTTACATGCCACATTGGATCTGGATCTACTTCTGGTAGTTCCCAAACTCCTAATACTCTTATGTGTGGCTTTTCTCCACCCATGAACCAGCCCACTATTGCTGTGGTATCTCCAGAGAAAGATCCATCAAATCCTACTATGCAGTCTTCGCCAGGTATTATTTTTCTATTTTTTAAGACTAAGGAATCCCAAAGGTCTGTTGGTATCCAAGATTCTGTATTGCTTACCCACATATTAAGTCGTTTAGTTTTAAATTCTGCTTCTGGTGTTAACAACGATGCGCTTCTCATATCCTCAACACTAAGTATATCATTTAATGATGGATTTGCAATTAACCAGTTGTCTTCGTCTTTATAGTTAAGTTTTGAATCTGCTTCATACCAGGCAAAAAAGAAAGAAGCATCTTGAACTTCATTTTTAGATATCTGTATACCTCTTTGATACATCTGATAACACAGAGATTCTTTACCTGTGGAATCATATTTAGAACCAGCAGTAGTAATTGCTACCAGCATTGGCTCTTCACGACTACCCATGGATAGCGATAGAACATCATATAGTTCTCTATTTGGCTGTGCATGTAATTCGTCTATGACAATAAATGTAGAGTTTAAACCTTCTTTTGTGTATGCCTCTGATGATAGTGCTCTATATACTGATCCTGTAATTGGGTTATAGATAGAGTTTTGATAAACTTCTAACATCTCTCTTAACTCTGGTTCTAACTCAATCATCTTCTTTACCGTTTTAAAAATAATACGAGCCTGCTCTTTGTCTGCAGCAGCAGAATAGATCTGCCCACCACCAACACCAAGAACTAACTGTTCTAAAACAAGAGAAGCGATTAGTGCTGATTTGCCATTCTTACGGCTTACACCTATTAGGGCTCTGCGATGTTTTAATGAGCCGTCTTCTCTTTCAGCATAAAGATGAACAAGCATCTGTTTTTGCCAGGGTCTAAGAATAAAATTCTGACCAGTCTTACCAGCAACAGAGTCTTCTGTTAGATGGCATAGTGTTTCTATAAAGTCTATAACCTCATGGCCACGAGAGTTGGCTAATTCAGTTTCTGAAACAGGTGATAAGTATGTTGGAGGCCAAGTCATGCTAACCTCTAAATGCTAACGAAAGCCTGTTCTTTTCAAAGTCAATATCTATAATTTCAACTTCTACTTCTTGGTCCAGAACATATGACTCAGGTAACAATTCGCCCATCTTAGATTTATGCACAAGTCCTGATAGCATTCCCATTTGAACAAATACACCATAGTCAGTTATTCCTGAAACCTTGGCTTTATGTATTTGGCCTATTGCTAATTTAGCAAATTCTATTTGTTTATCTTCCTTTTGCATTTGCTCAATAAGTGAGCGGCGATTAAGAACGATACTTCCTTTTGCTTTATCAATTGAATGAATTAGGAATTCGGCATTATGGCCAATATATGATTCAAAATCTGTAACTCTATTTACATCAATTAGAGATCCTGGCAAAAAGGCCTTGATTCCAATATCTACAATTAGGCCACCTTTAACAACTTTGACTACCTTACCCACAATAGGTGTAGATGTTTCAAAACTGCTTTGAATGTCAATCCAAACAGAGTCTACTTCATTCTGTTTTAGGGATAGGATGTATTGTCCTTCTTCGTTCTTATGTAGGACTATTGCTTCTACTACCTGCCCAATTTTAACAACATCCTCAATATAGGCATCCTTGTCATTTGATATCTCAGTCTTTGGAATAAACGCTTCCATCTTATCGCCAATATCTACAAGTGCACCATCACGACCAATTTGAACAATAGTGCCAGATACTGGCTCTTTGTTTTTAAAGGTCTTTATAGATGCATCAATGGCAGCCAGAAAGTCTTCTGCTGTTCCTATATCGTTAATTGCTATTTGTTTCATTTATTACTTCAGCCCCTTGTTCTATCAATTCAGATTCAGCCTCTACAACAATTATATCAGCACTGGCTCTGTTACGCCTTCTTTCCAAAAGTTTGTCCATAGAGGTAGCAGCCTTGACTTCTGCAACACCCAAGCGAGATCTGGCAATAGGGTTAAAGCCTAAGTCTGTTAGAGAATCTGTGTATGCTTTATTAATTGCCACGAACGCTTTAGCATCTGCAGATTCAAGGGTAGCCATATATTTATTTCTTGCTGCCTCTGAAGCATCAGCCAAAAATGCAGCATTGGAAATTGAGTCAATATCAGTAATAGGACTTAGCCAAGTTACAGCCATAGCCCAAGCACGATCCCACAATTTCTTACCTGGCTCACCAAGAGTATCAGGATAAGCAGGGATCTCTATTGCCATGGGCAAATGCGTAATGTTATTTAAATCTGGTAAAGGTCTACGGCCAGGATTGCCCTGTAGCCTTTTAAGTTCCGTTGGTTTTGGTGGTCTGCCTGCTGTCATTTTATTTTATTCTCCAATGTCCGATTTGCGTAATTCATACACAAATATCCTAATTCTGGAATATAGCGACTATATAC